GACCCACTTCTAAAACATAAGCACATACTGTTGCCACATGTTCTTTTTCTAAAGTTTGATCGGGTAAAATTATACCTTTTTTGGTTTTTTCTTTTCTTCTGTATGGCATAACTAATATACGCCATCCTGTTGGTTGTGGCAATCTTGATCTTAGATCACCTACTCTATAATCTTTAAATATTTTTGCTTCCTTTTCCATTCGCTCCATAGTTTGTTTTTCTTCTGAAGTAAGTTTAGTTTCTTGAATTAATTTCTCTACGTCTTTTTTAGCTGAATATTTTCCTTTTTTATTAGATTCTTCTTGTATTTTTTTTAGTTCTTGAGATCTTTTGATGGCCATGTGGCGAGGAAGTATTAAAGGTCTTCCAACCTTCGTGAGTTTTGCTTTTCCTATTAAATTATCAGTCGTCATTTTCTTGTTTCTCCAGCAGGTCACTTAATTCCTGTTCTATAAAGTTTAATGCATCTAATTGTCCAATTAGATGTTTATATTGTTCCATATCTTTTGCAGATCCAGACGTGATTAATTCCGTCAATTGTTCCCTTTTGTCTCTTATTATCTTACGTATTTTATCACTTAAGGTAATAATGTCCATAATTTATTTCTTTTTTTTCTTTAAAGTAGCTCTATTTGTTCTAGAACTATATTTATAAGAAGATTTAGATTTACCGGATTTCTTAGATGCTCTATCCTTTGCTCTAGCAGCAGGAGTCATCTTTCCTCTTCTTTTACCTTTAGTTGTTGCCTTTCTAGTTCCTTTTTTTAGATTACCAGATTTTTGTAATGAACTTGTTGCAATAGCGTATGCTGCTTTTTTACTATGTCCTTTTTTTCTTAGCTGTCTAACAAGTCGTTCTAAAATTTTAGGCATAATTTATTTCTTATTACTTCTTATTAAATCTATTCCCGGCTTCAATCCATATATAGCACCGAATATACCAACAACAAGCCATTTATAGAAATCTGGGAAATTATTAAAGTAATGAAAAAACATATCTAATTTTTCCTTTGCTTCTGGATCACCGGAAAAAACACTCCAAGCAAGAATTACGATTGGAAGAATTACAATAATAAGAACTAATTCATCTTTCCATCCCGCTTGCTGATTGTCCATTACAGCTTTTTTATAATCTATGTCACCCGCAGCCATTCTCTCGTAGTATCTTCGCTCCGCCGTAGCCTCCAGTGCCTTTGACCTACGTCTGTCTTTATAGACATCGGCTCCCGTTTTGACTGCCATGGATAACAAACTCCAAATCATTTTTGTTTACCAAATAAAGGATTCTTTTTAATAAAATAATATTTCTTTGATTTTTTTCTTTCGTGTTCTGCAAAAACTTTTTGTTGTTGTATGTTCCAATTTTTCAAAGCTTCACGTCTGCCTTCAACACTATGCACACCTTTTCGTTCGTCTTTATAAATTTTATCACTCATATTAATAAATCTTTGTTTTTTTCCTTCTATTATCCATTACTTTTCCACAGCCAATGGCGATAAAAATTTTTTTAATTTTTTTACGTTTTTTCTTAGTCATTTACCAACCTCGTTTAGCGGCTCCTACGCCTCTTGGCTTTTTCTTCTTTTTCTTTGAAACTGATCCGCCTTTTTTGTATTTATCAATCATTCCGCCTTTAGCATTATCTTGTGGTAAATTTTTATATAAATCTGGAAACTGTATTCTTTTTTCTTCTAATTGTTGTTTTAGTACTTCAGCTTGTTTAGGATCAAGTTCTTTTAGTTGTAAATAAAAATTTATATTTTTATCTGCTAGGATTTGTGTCGCGCTTTTTTTATTTTTTTGGTTGTTGTTTCCCATCTTCTTTCATCTTATCAAAAACCATTTTGGCATTTGTTTTTCTATTTTCATTTGCCATTTTGTCATATTGAACCTGTGCTCTTAATTTTGCTATATCTTCTTGTGTATCTCCTTTATTTTCATCTGATTGAACCTTTGCTCCGAGTTTAGCTTGTTCAATTTGTTGTTTAGATTGATCCGCTTGAGTTTTTCTTTGAACATCTTGTGATTTAATTCCAAGTTCTTTATCTTTTAATGCGATTAACGGATCTTGTCCTAATTTACCCATTGCTTCATTTAATTGACCAATCACTTCGCCTGTATATTTAGCAATACGGCTAGCAATTTGTTTTTCAGCCTCGGCTTGTGCCTGTTGCATTAATTCTGGTGGTGCGTTAGGGTCCATTGATTGTTGCATATTAGACTCTACTTCTTCTCTTGCCTTTAATCCAATATGTTCCATAAGATGTGCTTGTAATGATCCTTGTACGGGTGGGTTTTGTGCAATAAGTGGTGACATCATAAATGCAAGATGCGCCTGCATATGGTCATCATGATTTTGACCCATGAATGCCCTTAACTGTTCCATTTTTAAACTAGCAGCGTTCTCAGCAGCTGGGTCTCGCGGCATTTCCTTGGCCGGGGTCGGTAAAATTGCTTCAATATTTTCTACGCCTAAAGCATGATACATTCTTTTGTATGCTTCAAACATATTATGAATCTCTGGTGCGACTTGAGCCATTTGTAATTGTGTTTGTGCCATAGAAATCCTTTGAGCCATAGAAAAAATATTAGGATCGGATACTGGTAAAATATCTACTCTGTCATCAAAATCTTCTGCTTTAATGGTTCTTTCTCCACCAACAACAGAGTAAGGATATTCGGGAGGTAAATAATCTCTAAAAACTATAGCCAGTAAATTAAATTCTGCTTTTTGTGCACAGTGTAGTCTTTTATGAATTGCAGACATAACCTTTGTTCCGCGTTCCAACATTGCAATAGTTGTTCCAACTGGTGCATTTTGATTTCCTTCACCAATTTGTAAATCTGCAATGGCAGCGAAACGTCTACCTGCTTCTACACAAAAACCAAGTAAATTAAACAATGTTACACTTGGTTCTTTATATGGAAGAGCCATTAAAGAATCTCTTATTGTTTGACCACCTGCATCCACGTCTCTCCATTCACCAGGTTGTAATGGTTCATCTTCGTCTTTTAAACGAAGTCCTTTCGCTTTAAATCCTGCCGGTAAATTAGATAAGGTTCCTGCGTCGAGTAATTGTCTAAGCGCTGATGTTGCAGTTTTAGAAAGTCCGCCTAACATATGAATTAATCCAAACCCATAAAAGCCTAGTCCTGGTAGAAATTTAAAATGAACAAAGTAAGGAATTTTATTTTTTGAGTCATCTTCTTCTCTCCAGTTACGTCTGATACCAATAATTTGACCACTGTCTTCATGAATGGTTACGATGTATGGTGATTTTATTCCTGTTTCATTTTCTTTTTCATCTTTATCTTCAAAACCAGGTAAGTCTAATAGAACATGAAACTCTAGTATTTGATGTTGTTCCATACTACCAGTTGTTTTTTGTGTGCCTTCTAATTTTCGTTGTGCTTCTTTTAAATCTTTTTCATCTAATTGATATGGTTCTAATTCTACATCCTTATAGAATCCTGATACTTGATGTTTACGCAAATCATTATTCATCATTTTAATTACATGAGTAACGCGTTCACATGAATCTAAGTCTGTTGCCAGATAAGGAACAACAAGATCTTCACTTGGAATAAATTTTGAAACAGCTCTTTTTAAATTTTGATCATAATATATTTTTTTAAATGAAGAACCAGACAGTGGTAAGTAAAATAACATTTGATCAAGTTCTGGGTCAAACTCTTCCATAACATGGGTTATTTGATAATTCATAAAATCTTTTACTCTTTCACTCTGAGCAGTTGTATCATCAGTCTTTTCTCCAATAACCTGCGTTCTAACAGGTCCACCTGACGGTAATAATTCTTTATAAGCTTGAGCTTGAAATTGTGTAATTGATTCTGCGAGTAGTGGATGAGATACACCAGATGCTCCTTGAAATGGTTGAGATCTATCTTCCATTTTAAATCCAAGTAGATCTAATCCTTTAATATAAGTTTGTTCCCAATCTGCTCTTGATTCTCTGTCTATTTGATACTGACCAATTAACTCTGAAGACAGGTGTGCTAATTCGCCGTCATCCATTTCTTCTGCAATATTTTTTGTAAATTCCGGAGACCCGTGAGCCATGCTTCCTGGTGGATTAAAATCGATTAGTGCTCCGCCTTCCTCATCAAAGGTAACGGATGTTGGATCCATTGTTGTTGGTTGTTGTAGTTCTACGTCTACGGGTGATGATTCAACATCAAACCCCGGGAACATTGGACTATTTTTATCTACAGGCATTTAAGTAATTCCTTAAATGTGTGAGTGGTGTAAAAACGGTTTTTACTGATTTAATCATTGTTCCTCTTCTTTGAATTCGTAATTTGTTTGACAAACAGTATACCACTTATGCTTGTTTAGTAAATTAATATTTTTCAAGTATTCTTCCTCGCTCATGTGACATGACTCGTAGTCGTCCGGTGCGTAATATATGGTTACATATACCCATTTAGTAGTATTCTCTCCTTCCTTCTCTTTCCAAGGGTTCATCAATATAATCCTCCGGGTGTTCCACAAATCCACCCTGTCTAAATCTCATTAGCGCCTGCACCGTTGAATCGACTAAATCGTCATGTTCTCCAAATGGAAATGCCGCGCATTCCTCAACAACATCCTCGGTCCATCGTTCATCGGGTCTCCACACTTGTCCAGATTCGAATAAAGGTGCGACAGAATTTACTCTCGTGTGTTTATCGTTTCCTCTGCTTGGTGTAAAGTTAATAACCGGTATGCCCATCTTACGAAGTTCCTGCGATAACGGCATACCTGATGCTTTCGCTTCTATTAATGTAATCTCTGGTTCCCAATATGTAAACTGCTCATAAGCAATTCTTTTTAATTCCGGAAATTCCCATCTTCCTTTCTTCATATCAAGAAGCATTAAGCTTGCACCCGCATGTTCATTTGGATAAAATACTCCCCATGTAGTAATTGCAGAGTAATCCGCGGTCTCTGATTTACCGTATGCCGTGTCATAGCTTTGAATCACGTAATGAAGCTTTGGTATTTCTTTTTTAGGCCACACTTTCCACCATTCACGCTTAAGAATGGAGCCTTCTTCTGCTGTAGGGTTCTGTTGGAACTGTGCATTCCATTTTGCAGCAGGAAGCGTTGCTTTTACTTTTTCTAATTCCTTTATGTCCCAGTATTCGGGCCACATGGATTTACCACTTTCCCAAATAGCAGGAAATTCTATAAGTTCCCACTTGTCAGCGTTCTTATCGCTCTGTGCTTTTATTAAAGCTCCTGTTAAATCCTTAACTGACCACCTTGTCATAACTAAAACGATGGCACCCCCTGGTTGAAGTCTTTGTCGTGGTCCAGATGTATACCATTCATAGACACTTTCCATACCGGTTGCCGATAAGGCATCTTGCTCTGAATGTGGATCATCAATAATTAATAAGTCAGCACCCCTACCTGTAATGGCACCGCCTACACCAGCTGCGAAGTACTCCCCACCGTGATTTGTGTGCCATCTACCAGCGGCTTTACTGTCCACGGCAATGCTTACTTTAGGAAAGACCTTTTTATATTCCTCAGAGTCTATTAGATTCTTCATCTTACGACCAAAGTTCACTGACAACTCGGATGTGTGTGTAGTTTGAATGAGTTTTTTAGTCGGACATTGGCCTATGATCCACGCAGGAAACAAATAAGATGCAAATTCCGACTTTGTATGACGTGGCGGCATATTCACAATAAGCCTTTTTAGCTTACCACTGGCTATCTGTTCCATCTTCTCTGCAATTATGCGGTGATGGGTGCCCTCTATGAATCCGGGCCACATTTTTTTTACAAAAGGTAGAAACTTCTTTTGAGCCTCTCCGCTTTTCTTTCGGTCCATAATCTGTAAGACCGTTTTGATATGCTCGGTTGAGGCATTATTTAAGAATGCTTTTGGATCAATTGGTTTAGTCGACATATGTTTGTATAAAACTTTATATAAAGGGTGAACGAGTTCCTTTAATATTAACAAACAAGTGGGTGGGGGTAAAGAATTTTCTATATATAGTTGAAATAATCTTAAGAGACTCCTTAATTTTTATTCAATAGCAGGAACAAAACAAGAACAAAGCAGACTAGATTGTTCAGTAAAAACAACGAATTAAAATAAAAATAATTCTTGCTATTTGTATAAGATAATGTTATATTAGTATTAACTAATATATTGTTGCTTATTAATTAATATATCGTTGTTGAACATTGTGAATAAGACCAAAAATAAAAGACCACTGGTTGAAAAGAGTGGCAGGGTAGTTGCAAGGCATAATAATCAGTGAGTAAAAACACCAATCGAATGTCTTACAATTCTTTAAATAAGAAATATCCTTAAGCGATTAGGTTAGTTAAGAGTTGGAATTATCCAGCTTTTGCTCATAACATTAATGTTTTTATGAAAGGTTAAACAAATGATGACAAAAAAACATTATAAAACGATTGCCAAAATCTTAAGAGACCATCTTTTGGGTCAACCAATAGGTTTAAATAACATAGGCCACGACCTTGCAGGTTTTTTCAAGTCTGACAATCCTAACTTTGATAAAAATAAATTTCTAAAAGCAATGGGGTTAGAAGAAACGACGCATACATTGAAGATGACTATGGAAAAAGATTCTAAAATCCAAGGAATTAAAATACTTAATTCCCAATTTGAAGACTAATACTAAGAGCCTGTTCACAGCAGGCTCTTAACTAACCTAATCGCAGATGCCTTCAAGCAGTGGCCCGGGTTTTATTAACCTCAAATGAAAGGCTTAGAATATGAGTATATTAAAACCTAAGGCAAAGCAGATTGTTGAAGTGAATTGGCAACTACCAAATGCTGATGACATAACCATGGATACAATCTGTGATATATTTGATAAAAAACCAGAGTGGATTTTGTATGGAATAAGACAAAAAATTACTGCTCTGCAAGACCTTGAGCATCATTACAAAGGTTGTGTATTTAATGCTCAAAGACCTTCTAAGGCTGGTAATAGTAAGACCATAAATAATATGAAGGTCACTACTAAAATAGCGAATGGAAAGAGAGTTGTTGATTTTGACAAAATGTGTCAATACTTTCCAAAAGCATATGATGGATGCGTAACACCAGGTAAATCTCATAGAAAGATTTATTTGAGTCCTCTCAATGGTTATGATGATTTCATAACCAAACTAAAGAACGCTTAAGTTCTTGCCCCGGGCCACTGCTTGAAGGTATTAATTATAATAACTTCGCGTTATGTTTAATCTTTTTGAAGGTGCTCTTATGTATGACAACACTACAAAAATAATATTAGGCCAGGCTGCAGCAATGTAGCCTGGCTTTCTTTTTTTTTGTTTGGGATACTATCATCAACAGCAAGCGTGTTTTTTTTTTTAAATAAAAATAAACAGCAAGCGTAAATTTTTTTTGGATACTATCATCAACAACAAGCATAAAATTAAAGGCGTTATATATCAAAAAAGAAAAACTTGAACGCTGGGATACCTTTAAAGAACAAAAAAAACGCTGGTTAAATTAATAACCAGCGTTTTTTAACGATTAAGAATAAAAATGTCTATTTGGCTAATAAAACATTTTTTATATTGTCAGTATCATTACTAACAATATATAACCAGTAATCACTATTTAATGCGCTGACTACTTTGTTACGTCTG